TAAATTTTATGAATAGTAAATATATATTTAGTTCGTTAAAGTCATAAATTGTACCCATAAACTCGTCGTCTTTAGGGTAAAATGTATAACCTATTAACAATCCGTCCCAGAAAATCAGTATTTCAAAATCTCTCATATAGATAAAATTAGTGAAAATTCTAGAAAGGGACGTTATTATCTCTAATTACCTTAAATTTTTTGGTCTTTTTTCCTACAGGCATATAAACTCCTCCATTATAAAAATCAGGTGCTAAATCGAATTGACCTAGTTGTCCGTTCTCTTTACGCTTTACTTTCTCTATATACACCTTTACTAAATCTGATTTGTACTCTGTTTTATTGCCTATACATCTATATACTATTATTCCATTATACGCCTTGTTAAAAAAGTCCGCAGACCCTGATATACTGTATAGATTAGGCTTCTTAAATACTCCGTCCTCGCTTTCTATCTTCTTAGGGTGTGCTATCAGGAATAAATGCGAGTTAGTTTGCTGTACAAACTGAGTAATTAAGCTTAATTGCTTACCTATATAGCTAAAGTCCTTTTGAGCTGTGTGGTCTAACATATTGTAAGGGTCTATTACGAAAACCTTTACGCCTCTCTGTAAAACTAGTTCTCTAAAGCTATCTAATATACCTTTTAGTGTAAGGTTTTTCAAATCAATTCTAATCCAGCTAAAATATTCCTTTATAAAATCTTTAGTATTGTTTAAGTCCTCTACATTACAGTTTTTACCGTTGATTTTATTAGCAATTCTCTTAATGTGGCCCTCATAAGGGAATGATTCAGGGCTAAATATAGCGCTCTTGAATTTATGTAGCTTAGCTATGTTTACTAATATCTGGTCCATAATATCAGATTTTCCACTATTAGGAATACCGCTTAATACTGACCACTCTCCAAATGCTAGATTAAAATAGTTATCACTTTCTCCTAATCCTATAGAGTAGTTTTCTATACCTGACTCAGAATATGTCAATACGGATTGCCAGACATCGTCGAGGGACAAGACACCGACAAGGGGGTAGTTTTTAGCCGTTTTAAGCACACTTCGCAGATATTCAGACCCTTTGCCTAACAAGCATTCGTTTGCGTCCTTAAACTCCCCAAAATCGACATATTTACATCGATAATACCCAAGCCTCCTAGCCAATTCATTACGTAATTTAATACCAGCTTCATCGTTATCTGTACATAGTACTATCTCTTTCTTATCCTTGAAATATTCATAACAGTTATCTAGATAAGTAAGATTTTGATTGCCTTTACTCGCACCATTAGGTACACTTACAACGCTATAAATACCGCTTTCATATAAGCTAAGAGCGTCTATCTCTCCCTCTACTATATAACAAGTTTCAGTATCTAGATTGAGATTATTAAGGCCGTAAAATATTAGTTCTGCGCCTGTAACCATTTTGAAATGCTTATCTGAGGTCCTATATTTTACGTTTACTAGAGTATTGTCCCTAAAGTAGTTAAAGTTAATACAGCGCCTTTTACCGTCTACCTGAGGCATATACTCTATAGATTCGCCTATCTTCCAATACTCTAGCGTAGTAGTGCTAATTCCTCTATCCTTAAACCAGGTTATTACGCGCTCATTAAGGTTAATATTGACTTTAGTAATCTCTGTATAATTATCTCTCTTTGTGATATTTACATTACCACTATAACCGCAGTGATGACAATTAAACATACCCTCCTGTACATTTACTGAAAGGCTCTTATCTCTCTTGTTTTTCCTAGTGTGAGAACACTTAGGACAATTCGTCTTTTGGTTACCTGATACATTCCGTACCTTGATACCTAACTGTAAAAACTTATCTAACATATATCAAGTATATTAGAATTAGTATAACTCCAGCATAACTAATAGCTGTAAATACTAGAGCTTCTCTGTATTTTTTTTCATTTTTCATAGTTGTAGTTTGTTAATTTTCCATTTCTTACCTAATCTATTGAGTGTTTTCTTTAGTGGCTCATTACACTCATACCACATTTTTTTATAATAAAATCCTCTTACATAACACTTTACAAGAGGAATATCTTTTTCATCATTCCTAAAGGTGTGATTTATTATTAATACTATTGATTTGCCTGTGTGCCAGGAATCCGCTATTCTCTCTAGTACTAACCTTTGACCTAAAGGTAGCTTGTTACCTCGTTTTTTTACCTCCATTAGTATTAACGCTTTATTATCAAACTCAAATACAGCATCTATATCTGTAGGGTGCATTTTTCCGTTCTCTATACCCTCAAAATCAATACTTTGCTTAACCTGTTTACTATTCCTTATCAGACCCATTAGTATATTCGTAAATTAAGTTATATTCATCATCATTAAAGACGTTTCTCAGGTTATAATCATATAGCGTTACTGTTTTTGTTTTAGCTCCTAATAGTAATTGATTATCTTGTTCATATTTGAAATATTTTACTATCCCTTTAATCCTATAGTAACACTTTGGTTTAGCTTCTATACTATACTTATCCATAAACCTATCAATAAATTTTATATTGTTTTTATCTAGGTTTCTCAATTTTAATAGTGTAAGAAAATTTACAGACCAGAATTCATCTGCTCTTAACTTCTGGCAAACCTTGTATACATCTCTTAGGTTATATTTATCTATCCTTTCTATTCTATCTAGGCATTGAAACCATTTATACCTCTGATTATCTGTAGTAGGCCTATATTTTTCAGGGAACAGAGTTATAAAATGCTCTAGGGACTTGTAGGCTGTTGAATTAGTATCTGTATTACTTTTATTTTTATTATTACTTTGGTGCGGTTTTTCCGTTACGGTTTTTCCGTTTGCGGTTTCTAGCGCTTGTAAGTCGTTTAGATAGTAACTATATCCAGCAAATTTACCTTTATCCTTAATAGCGGTCCTGATTAATAAGTTGTGTTTTTCTAGCTCTTTTAAGCGTGCGTTAATAGCGTCTCTACCCTCTTTGAAATGATTAGTAATAAATTTTATTGTTATACTCTGGCCTACATCGTGAGAGAATAAATAACAGTAAAGACCTGTAGCTCCAGCTGTTATGCCTTTTAATCTAAAGACACTAGTAGGCACTATTGTATACCTACTAAACCTACTAGGTTTGTATATTTTATTGGCTTCCATAAGTTAATCTGTTGTTATTTTCTTCTAAAGAGTTCTTTTTTTCTATCTATAAACTCTCTATAATCTTTATAATGCTTCTCTAATTCACTCATAGGTATTAGGTTATCTTCATAAACCTCCCAGAGAAAATCAATAAAAGCATCAAATTCTACTCTATTCATTTTTCCTACATACTTCATAGTGTAGGGCACATTACTAGTAGAATCAGAGGTAAATCTGATTTTCTGTGTACCCTCATCAAAGTATATACTCTTATAATTCATCTTTAAAATATTTTCTAATGACATCAATTGTTTTATCTATATCGTTACTTACTACTGCATACCAGCCACACATTTTAAGCTCTTTTAACCACACTTCCTGTGCTTTGGTAGGTTTGTTATACTTGTACTTAAGTTCTATTGCTAAACCATTGTATTTAGCATTTGGTGTAAACACTAGGACATCTGGTATTCCAGCTGTAGCTCCTAGATATTTTAGTTTATATCTTTCAAAAGGCGTTCTCTTACCCTCATTAGTTGCGTGTGTTACAAGCGCCTTTGGATAATGAGCTCTAATAAAATTCATTACTGAATTCTGCATTCTATCTTCAGGGCCTAGATATTTCCAAAATGGGTTACGTCTCATTCCCTCTAAAAATAAAATTATTTTTCAGAAATCAAAATTCTTACATACTTTTTTAATTTCACTAGTTCTTCTGTAATTGATTGAGTTTCATACTCTAAGTTATCATATCTAAGCTGTAACTCCTCTAGTGATATTTTTCTTAGCTTGTTATATTTAGAATCTAAATTCTCTCTAATTTTATAATATCTTAGCTTCATACCCTCACTATATTTCATCATATAAGGAAACTCCTTTAACGCGTGTAATATAGTAGCGTGGTTTCTATGTACAGATTTAGCTAGTTCAGTAGATTTACTACCTAGATAACGCCTACATAACTCATAATATATAGCTCTTGCTTCTACATAATTTGTAGTCCTAGAAGAAATATCAATTTTTATCTTGTATTCTTTTTCTACAAATTTCATTATATCACTCATACTCATATTACAAGGGAATTATCTTCATCTATATTATCCCATATGTAGCCAGGACAAACGCCTGTATCTTTATAAAACTTCCAATTCTCTATAGCTTTAATATAAGCTACTCTACCAGCTTCCATTAGTTCATTATTCAGCTGTATTAACGAAACAGATACTAAAGGCACCCTCTCAGCGTGTTGATTTTTAACATATCTAGCGTTAATACAAATAAATCTAAAATTTTCTAGAGGTATACCTGTAAAATCACAGTAAAAACTTGCTTGTAAATGATACGCCCACTTATATACGTCAGAGCGAAAGGCGTAAGGGTGTGGATTTTGGCACGTTTTAATATCAGAAACAAACTTTTTATCATAGTTAATCACATCAGGTCTACAACGAGCTGAAACGTCCTTAAAACGTCCGTAATGACTTAATTCACGGTCGCCTTGTAAGTAATACTGTACATCAGGGTTTTTCTCACATACTGCTACAACTTCATCAACAAGAACTTGCTCATCTTCATCTATTACTATCTTACCAATAGCATTTTTTCTGTGCATCTCGTAGCTTTCTTTACCTACAGCGGTACGCCTATCTACTTTAGGCATTACATATACATCTTTATTATAGTTTTCTGGCTCTAATAGCTTTATATGTACAGCTGAGCCAAACTCCATAGCTTTTGATTTCTGTACTCTATCTGTAAGAAAATCTGTTACAGTACTTTTGTATATCTTTTTTAATCCACTAGCTGAAATACCTTTAGCAGAGTGGTATTCTGGGTTTGAGTCAAATTTTTTCTTCATTAGATTTAATCTGTTTTTTTCTACCTTTAGAAACTCCTGTACACGATAATACTCGAATATAGGACTCGTAAGGGGGTTATTTTTAGGTTTATATTGCATAAATAATACTAGAGCCCTACTAAATGAAAAATAGAATAAAATAATAAAAATAATAAAATTAGTAGGACCCTAGAATGTTATTTAAAAGGGTAAGTCATCGTCTTTCTGAGCGACTTTAGTAATCTTAGATTGGCTTGAATCTGGCTTAAAGGTATTAGCTGTAAAGTTTAGAGTGCCATCTTCTCCTTGCCATACATCTATATTATACTGCTTCTTACCTTGATACTCTGACTGAGCCTCATCTAATTCTCCTGATTTCATCTGCTCAAAAAGCATTTCAGGTGTTACTAGTAGCTTACATACTAGCTGTTCAGGTGCGTTATCGTTCTTTTTAAAGGTCCTGAATCCCTTTACATAAATTGATTTTGCCATATTTATAAAATTTAAAGGTTAAAAAATTCTCGTAATTTCTTGGATTGTGGAGGTGTGAGCTTATATTCTTTCATATATCTCTTAGCTTTTTTTACATCTCCTGACTTGATA